TACGGGTGAGAACCTCACTGTTTCGGACGTCATTGAGACCTATAAATCCAATGTTCCGAGGATTTGCCAATCCAAGGAGACTGCCTTTCGGGTATTGGATTACTATCTGGGCTCAGCCAAGGTCCGCGATTTGACGACCAAGCGCGTTGTCGAGTACGCCAAGACCCGTCGATCCGAGAAATTTCCCAATGGGCGCAAGCAGGGAAGGCCTGGACTGCCAGGCCCTGCAACCGTGCTCCAAGACCTGATCTACCTAAAGACGGTGCTCAAGCACGGTGGTGCGATGCTTGATGCGACAGGGGCGACGCATGCGGCGGCAGTCGTGGAGCGAGCCATGTTGACCCTGCGCCATGCTGATATGATCGACGACTCCGAGCGGCGCGAGCGGCGCCCCACCGAGGAAGAGCTTCGGGCCATCGACATCACGTTGGCGAGCCGTCCACGGGCGGCATCCTCCGTGCCGACATTTGATGTTGTAATGTTTTCAATTTGTACATGTTTACGGCTTGGAGAGATCGTCGGGTCCGGTGGTGTGACCTGGGAGGACCTAGATCTTGCGGGTCGGACCCTCGTGGTACGCAAGAGGAAAGACCCTACGACATACCAGGGTCGCGATGATTGCATACCACTCCTGGTCGGTCATGTTACCTACGGAGGTAATGTTGTGGATCCGATTGATATAATTCTGCATCAAAAAACGGCACGTTGGCGCAAGGGAAGAATTTTCCCCTTTGCGGAGTCAACCATCGGGGTCAATTTTGCAAACGCTGTGCTTGACAGTGGAATTGTCAACCTGACTTTCCACGATCTGCGCCACGATGGCATCTCACGAATGTTCGAAGCAGACTACGACATTCCGCAAGTTGCATCTGTAAGTGGGCACAAGTCTTGGAAGAACCTCCAAAGGTATACGCACCTGAGACCTTCAAGTGTGCAGCGCAACAAGCCCATTACAATCGCGTAACCTTGTCAAACTGTACGAAACCGTATACTGCGGATAGATCCTCGAGCTAAACGAGGTGTACTCATACGAAAGTCGGTAAATAAAATGAAAGCTGTCGTCACAAATAGTACTAGCCTTGATTTGCTAACCCAAGCTGAACTTGCGGCGTTGTTGAATGTCAAGCCAAACACTTTACGTGAGTGGCGTCGCATGAAACGCGGTCCTGCCTATGTTCGCATCCAGAAGGGTGTGTTCTATCGCAAGTCCGATGTGGAGAGCTGGATCGAACAGAACCGGGTAGACCCCAAGGTCGCCTAAGTCCAAGCGCTTGAAGTCATCCGCTGGCGTTCGCGCCGGCGTGGCGCCTGAAGCCGTGACGCGATCATGCCCACCATTCCCCCATGGGCAGCCAAGCATGCGTACTGGAACGCGTCCGCGATGTGGCTGTACTTGTTCTTGTCAGGGGTGGGCTTGCGTACGCCCCCTCGCGTCTTTGCATAGCGATACCCCCCGTTCATCGCCTCGATCAGTTGTGGGCAGCGCCGGCGATCAAACAGGACAGCTGGGCCGCCATCACGTTGGGCCAGGAGGAATGACTCGACGGCTCGGATACGAGCGTCAATGTCGTTGGAAGGGGCGGGGTAAGCGTTGAGTCCTGAACGCTTGACCAAGTCAAATGACGTTTCTTCATACATGGTGGACCGCTGCCGCCCGGCGGGGTCCCCCACCACAACTGCCATCAAACCTATATAGCGATCCGCCATCAGCGCCGGCTTGATACCGCGATTGAGCTGAAGCTCCAGGCCGATATCCTCGGCAATTACCTCCTCGAGCACGAGCAGCCGGCCCCGGTGATCCACCTGAGTCAAAATCGCACAGGGGTCACGCCCGAAGTCCAGGCCGATCAGGAGCGTGTGCCCTGACACGGGCTCGAGCTCATCCACCACATGGAAGTCCAGCTTGAAGCTCTCGCGGAACACGGCTGAGCCGGAGGGGTCGGGTCCGAACTCGGCGTACACGTAGCGCTTGCACCACTCGGGGGAGTTGGAGCGCACAAAGCGTTCGTAATAGGTGCGGCCCTGGGCAAGCCGACGGGGGTCATCCTGCGCCAGCTTGAGGGTGTCGGTTGTCTGGGTCAGCCAGTTCAGGTTCTCGGCGTTGTCGGCCATCCCCGACGGCTGGATGAACACTTGCCAGTCGATCGGCATGCGGTGCGTCATGAAGGCGTGCCAGGCGGAGCCCTCGGACGGCATGTTGGTGTCAGCGATGATCCCGAACCAGGAACAGCCGCCCAGCGCAGCTGACGGGTAACGACCGCAACGACCGGCCAGTGGCGACACGATCTCGACGTTCATCTCAATGCACTCGGACATCCAGGCGCCCGTCAACTGAAGTGACAGGAGTCGGCGTTGGTCCTCGGGATCCTCGAGGGGGATCAGAAGCCACTCGGAGCGCACGTCGCCCACGGTGATGTAGACCGTGTTGTCGGAGACCTTGTAGCTCGCGATCCCCTTGAGCCAGTCCACTATGTCCTTGAGGACGGTGTCTTTCAGCTGCTTGAGGGTCTGGCGCACGATCGCAAAGCGGGTGTAACGCAGCCCGTCAGGGGCAGGCGCTTGTTCGCAGGCACGACGGAAAAGCTCGAATAAACAAGCAGTTGTCTTGCCCGAACCCACGGGTCCAGCTATAAGCCGACCGAAACTTTCCGATCGCATAAAACGCGCGCATGTGGGCGGCGCGGTGTAATTAATTACTGACATCAATCACCCATCAAAGCGTGGACTTTTATAAGTTCTGCGAAGTAAAGTGCGTCCCGAGGGCTGATATCAAAGCGATATTCAACGAACCCCTCTTCGGACTCTACCAACATAATTGCCGACGTAACTTTATCCGGGATGCCTTCCATTGACTTGGCAAGCCATTCTTTGAAGTTACCCAACGACTCAGTGTCAGTTTCTTTGCCAGTCCGAAAATCGTACACTTTACTCATGCTCAATTACCTTGGGGGTAATGTCTTTTTCGATCCGCAAGGGCTCTTGGGTGCCCAGGTTGATCGTGACTGTGAATTTTTCACCGACCCCAGCGGCGTCCACAGAATTTCTTCCCATTCCGGCCAAATCACGCGCCAGTTTTGCTGCTTCGATCTTCGAATTGAGCGTTTCACTGGGGTCATGAAGCTTGCCGTAGAGCTCCGGGAGGAACTCTTCCACCATAGATGCAGCTTTTAATTTGACCCGTTCGTGGGTGTTTTCAGCTGCTTCCCAACCCTCAACTTGCTGCTGCAACAGCCTCTGGAAGTGGGGGTTGTTTTGTATCGTCTCCCACTGGGACACGGTGATTTGGTGTGTCTCAAGTATCGTTTGAAGTGGGTGAATATTGAGCGCGATCTGCCGCGCCAACTTTAAATAAGTCAGCTCAGAAATGAGAGTGGTGGGGTCAATCAGCTTGGTCATGGGTGGTCCTATAACTACTAGGGAGTTGCTTTTTATGTCAATCATACTGTATTTATAGGTCAATGGTCGAGCCCCGACCGAGGATCATTCTATGGTAGAACTTCTTAACCGAGGAACTTTGCGCGTCGTTTCCAATGCGCAGCTCGACGCGGCCGAGAAAGCCGCACAGGATGAACGCGCGGCGGCGGATGCCGCAGCCAATGAAGCCGTCGTCTCTAACCTGGCGGCTTTCATCCGAAACCAGTTCGACATGATGAAGCGCCACCGGAACACCACCGGGCAGGGCTGGAGCGAACGACTCCTCCATGCGCTTCGCACTTTCAACGGTCAGTACGACGCGACCAAGCTGGCTGAGATCCAGCGCTTCGGGGGCTCCGAAGCCTATGCCCGTGTCGTGGCTGTAAAGTGCCGTGGAGCGACGTCGCTCCTCAATGACGTTTACCTGTCTCCCCAACGTCCGTGGGGCCTTGAGCCCCCGGACGACCCCTCCATTCCGCAGAATGTCATCGACTCCGTCAAACAGCTCGCAATGTCCGAGATGCAGGCCCTATCTGCTGGTGGCCAGCCTCCTGACGTGGACGCTCTGCGTGACCGCATCATGCAGCTGACCGAGGCTGCTCGTCAGGCTGCGAAAAAGAAGGCTGCGAAACAAGCTGAGATCTCAGAGGACAAAATCGATGAGATACTGCACGATGGCCAATTTTATAAAGCTCTGGCAGAGTTCCTTGTTGATTTACCTCTCTTTCCGTTTGCTTGTATAAAAGGTCCAGTCGTCCGCATCGTTCCATCTGTTGTCTGGCAGAACGGTCAGGCCGTGGTGGAGCAGAAGCCTCGTTTCTTCTGGAACCGTATCTCTCCCTTCGATCTTTGGTGGACCCCTGGTGTCAACGACATCGAGGACGCTTGTGTCATCGAGCGCACGCGCGTCACCCGCGCGGACCTCAACGATCTCCTGGATTTGCCCGGTTACAACACCGACGCCATTCGTGCCGTGCTTGACGAGTATGGTCGTGGCGGCTTGCACGAGGACTGGGACCAGACCGATACCGAGCGTGCGGTCAACGAGTCCCGTGAAAATCCCTGGCTCAACCGTTCTGGGATGATCAGCTGCCTCGAGTTCCACGGTAACGTCCAGGGCCGGATGCTCATCGAAGCTGGCATGAGCGAGGAACAGATCCCCGACGAACTGCGCGACTATTTTGTGCAGGCCTGGCTCGTGGGGCGCCACATCATTAAGATCCAGATGGCGCCGAGCCCCCGCAAGCGTCACCCCTATTTCATTACCAGTTTCGAGAAGGTGCCTGGCACTCCGGTGGGTAATGGCCTGCCTGATTTGCTGGCCGACATCCAGGAGTCCGCAAACGCGACGCTCCGCTCGATGATCAACAACATGTCGATCGCATCGGGCCCGCAGGTGGTGGTCAACGACGATCGCCTGTCACCCGACGAGGACGGCGAAGAGCTTTATCCCTGGAAGCGCTGGCATGTGGTCTCCGATCCCATGGGCAACAACGCCCAGGCGCCGATCAGCTTCTTCCAGCCAAACTCCAACGCGCAGGAATTGTTCCAGGTTTATCAGCAGTTTGTGAACATGGCCGACGAGCTCTCCGCGATCCCCAAATACCTTCAAGGTAGTGGGGCAGGGGGCGGCGCCGGTCGTACCGCGTCTGGCTTGGCGATGCTCATGGGCAACGCGTCCAAAATCCTCCAGACGGTTGCTGCCAACATCGACCGCGACGTGATCGCGCCTTTGCTTGGTCAGCTCTACGACATGATCATGCTGACCGACACGTCGGGCCTCTTGACCGGTGAAGAGAACATCAAGGTCATGGGTGTCTCGGTTGCCGTGCAGCGCGAGACCCAGCGTTCCCGCCAGCTCGAGTTCCTCCAAATCACGGCCAACCCGATGGACAGCCAGATCGTCGGTCCCAAGGGCCGCGCGACGGTTCTGCGCGAAGTGGCACAGGGTCTCGGACTGCCTGGTGCAGAGATCGTCCCGTCCGACGAACAGCTCGACGCCATGCAGAAACAGCAAGCAGCAATGGCTCAGGCAGCTGCCCAGGCTCAAGGTCAGCAGGCTCCGCAGGGTGGCAACGTCACCC